GTACCATCTTCTTTAGGTTGACTAGCAAATTGTACCTTACCATACTTGTAAACAATACCTAAGTATTTTTCTTCTACAAGTTTAATGTAGGTATGATCTTCACCTTCTTTTTGAACAAAAAGATATCTAGTATTAATCGGTTCCGTAGAGGAACTTTTTTCTTGTTGCGTCATCAATCTGTTTTAATATTTCCTTTGTAAAATACTTTTCAGGTTCATCATTGATTGACTTACCAAATACTTTTGAACCATCTGGTAATTCATATCTTGTTGATACTTTTTTGAAAATACCTTCTTCTTCTGCAATTTCTAACAAACCATAATATCTGTCTAAACCAGATTTATATGTTAGTCTCACATCAATTTGTGCATTTTCTTTTGTTAACCTTGACTTATAGTTTTTACAGTGGATAATATTACCAATCACTTCGTTATCGGAATCTTTTTCTTTTCTTTTGCCGAGATAGATGATTGATGAGGCTGCGTATTTAAGACCTGAACCACCACCCATTTCTTTTTGTGGGTACATAGAACCTATAACATCATAGGTATGGTTGGTCATTATCATTGGAACTTTTGCCTTACCAAGTTTCAATGTTAAAACTCTAAATGTTGATTTTACGATTTGACTTCTAGTCATATCTCGTGTTTCTTTTCCTTCTGCTGTATCTTCCATTTCTTTAGTTGTAGATAACATGCCTAAACTATCTAATACAAACATTAAAGGTTTTCTTTTATCTTCTGGTTGTTCTAAGTATTTGTCTAATACTTTTATTGATTGATTTCTAAATTCTTGTACTGTTGCAACTGGTACTATTACCATTCGTGTTGCATCTACACCTCTACTAACAATCATTTCTTTTGAAATTGCACTTTCAGATTCAAAATAAATTACACCTGCATCTTTATTTTTATCTAAAAAGTTTTTACAAATTCCTAAAGCAAAAAATGTTTTACCTGTTGCCGCTTCACCTGCAATTGCTGTAATTTTATTACTAGGTAAACCACCAAATATACTTCCTGATAATAATGCGTTAAATGAATATGAACCTGTATCTATAAAACTTGTTACATCTGCACTATCAACACCTTCTGATACTAGTGTTGCGTATTCATTACCTACATCTTTAATTATGTCTTTGAGAAAGTTGCTCATATTCTAATCGTTCCTTTTCACTATAAATTAATATATATTTAATATTTTCATTATATAACATTTCCTTCAAACTGTCAAGTTCTTTTGGAAGAAAGTTAGGCGATATTAAATAATTGGGGTTGTTGAGTTTGTTGATTATTACTATTTGCATAATTTTTCATTGTATCTTTTTTTAACCTAATAGGTTTCAAGTCATTTTCACGATTTAAGAATTTATAGTCTAATTTGACTACATCAAAGTCTGTTTGTAGTTTATCTGCAATCTTATAAGGGTCAAATTCTGAACAACTGTAAACGTCAAATTGCATAATGCCGGGATCCGTTTCGTCCCATACGTGCATTGCGATATGACTTGTTTCAATAACTGCAACTCCTGTAATACCTCTATTACCAGTTGTATTACAATATTTTACATACGGTCCCATTAAAACTTTCATATCAATAAAAGATATAAAGTCTTTTAACCAGTTTGTTAATTGTTCTTCGTTTTTTGGTGGATTTTTCACTTCGGCTCTAATAATTAAATGTTTGTGTATTAAAAGTTTGTTCTGTTCCATCTCTCTATAAATTTTAAATTTTAATTCTCACCTCAAATCAATATATATAAAGTTATTTATATAAAAAAACTTTCTAAAGATGATTGTTTTTCATATTTCCAACCAATTGAATTTAAAATAAAATTGATTGGGTCTATAAATGTTTTCTCAAATTGCATATTATAATCTATATACTCTTGTAATTTAAACTCTTTTGGTAATTTTGTCAAGTAACTTATAACATTATATTTAAATGGATTGGGTTCTTTTAACAATAAAAATTTAACTTTATCTCCTTCTTTAATCTGTGGATATTTTTGAGTTAATTTATTTGCTTTAAGATAGTGATTATAAAGTAAAGCGCCCTTAACATGTATAGGTGTACCTTTAATACAAATATCAGTTGAAGAAGCATATCTATTTAAATTATTACATGATCTAGGAAAAGATACTACTTCAGCATCATGTTTAGAAAATTCTTCTCTAAATTTAGCAACAAAATCTATTAATGTATCTTCATCTTTATTCATTATAATTTTGATAACTTCTCTAATCTTACTTCTACATATCTCAGGAGTCGAAGAACGTATGGCTTCTATACCCATAATCTTTAATTTGGGTTCATCAAATGTAATACCTTCTTCGTCTAACACATTTAACATGTATCTTTTTTTTGCAGTCCAAATACCTTTATTGGCAATTACTTCTCTTTTCATTATCATACGTTGTTCAAAAGCATTGGTATAATCTGCTAGTTCATTAAAACATTTATCAAAAAATGGTTCGATTTTTGTTTTAACTACTTTATCTAAAAATTTTACTATTTGTTCCTGTGTTTTATCTTTACAAACTTGTTTTACTAACTTATCTAAACAAAGATAAACCGAATCTGTATCTGAAGCTACAATATAATCTACTTCATTTTCTGATTGTAATATTTTATTCATATAAGAATTAAGTCTTTTTTCAATATAACGAATTATAAATTGACCTGCCGTTGTAATAGCAGTTGCTTGTCTTACATCATAATATCTAAAATATTCATTACCAATCGCACCGTAAGCACTATTTAAAGCAATTTTTTTAGACCATTGTATATTATGATAACGTGCAATTAATTTTTTAAGTTTTTTATCTTTTGTTTTTTGATATTCAGTTTTTACTTCCATCATTTTTTTACGATAAACAACTCGTTCTTTATACATTTTATCTAACAAACGAGGTAAAAATCCTGCACTATCATTTTTAAACATTGCACCATTAGGTGTAATACCTGCATTTTGTTTTTTTAAATAATCGAGTGATATTGAATGATCTAATAATTTTTCTACACTAATACCTTCTGTATTAACACCTATAATTTTTTCTGGTGAAATATTATATTGCATAATCAAATGTGGATATAGACTGTTAATATCAAAGTTGACAATCCATTTATGTAAACCAACGATTGGTTCTTTTACATAAGCACCTTCATATTTGTCATCTTTAATATTTTCTTCTCTAGGCGGTATTTGTATATTTTCATTTCTTAAAAAGTTATAAATTAAAGTGTCCCACATTCTAACTTGACTGAATACATCTGCATAATTTACTTTAGCATCGTACGCCATTGTTAAAACCAATTCGATTAAACCTAATTTATCTTCTAATTTATCAACGATTTCAACATCTTGAATATTATAATCTACAAATGATTGAAAATCTTTTGTATACCAATCTTTAAAAGTATCATAAGGATTATCATTTTTTTCTTCATCTAATTCTACTTTACCAATATAATTTAATCTATAACTTTCTTGTTTAACTGGTATAAATTTTTTATATAAATCAAGATAATCTAACATCGCAATACCATGTAAATTATAAATTGTTTGTGGTCGACCCTGAACAACTACGACTTCACGTTCTATAATATTCCATGGTGATAATTTATTAATTACTTTATCGCCTGCAATATGTCTTATTCTATTAACTAGATAAGGTAAATCAAAAAACTTTGTATTCCAACCTGTAATAACATCTGGATAATTCTTTAACCAGAACTCCATAAACTGTCTTATTAATTCTTTTTCAGATTTACATCTTACATAAGTTACATCTGTTCTATCGGTTTTGTAATCATTGACACCCCAAGTAATAATTTGTTTATTATTTTGATTTTTAACTGTAAGACAAAGTATTTCTTCTATAGGATTTTCTATATCGGGAAAACCGCTTTCACAAGCAGTTTCTATATCTAATGTAAATATTTTTATAAATTCTTTATGCCATTCTACATCATTTTTATAATTATCTGAAATATATTGATATTGATATCTTTCCATGCCATAGATTGGTGAATTTTTTGTTGCAACATTTCTTTTAAATTCTCTTGCATCTGAAATAGAATTAAATGTAATAGGAGTTACATAAGACCCTTGAAGTGTTTTAAATTCACTTGGTTTCTGAGATAAAGAATAGAATGTAGGTTTAAAATCTAATCGTTCTTTATATTCTTTGCCATTAAGAATACCTCTAACAAGAAGTTTACCTCTATGCTCTATAACTGATTTGTAAAAGTTCATTATCTAATATCTTCATCAAGTAAATGAGCGATTAATCCGTCATGTTCTTTTGTTAATTGTACTTGACATGCTAATCTACTCAATCCTTTTTTATATTGTTTATCAAATTCTAATAATTC